GGCAGATTATGAGGGCAATAGCCCGAACGCTCTTTGACATAGCGGCAACATCCGCACCCCTACCTTTTTCGGCTTGATAGGTGGGACTAAATTAAAACCAAGCCCACCTTGGCTCGACATACTAGGGTGCACCGATAGGCGGCAAAGCTTTGTGACGTGGTCAGATATACTGACAGTTTCACAAGCGGCGTCCATGGCTAAAGGGGTGGCTCGTGGCAAATGCACAGCGAGGTAGAAATTTATATAAGGGACACATTCAGCCCAGGCTAGGTGTGTCTTGATATGTAAATGGAAAGGATAAATCATGTTACTAGCCATTCTTGTTCTAACAACACATGTCACGGTCCTGACGGCTGTGATCGTTTGGTTTAACAAACCCTGAAAGGATAAACCATGACTAACTCTATCGAAGTAAACAAAAAACATTATGGGACATGGGGCGTATTTATGAACCCCGTAAACTCGAAAAAAGGTCAGCACCATGACGAGCACTTGGGCACATACCTATATGAACCCAATGCGATCCGCGCTGCGCACGACCTGCAAGAGCATGATCGAAACAATGATCGAGACCGGACGTACTATGTGCGAGAAGTTCCGTTCCTAAATATCGAAGGATAAGGTATGCCTAACTATAAACTGATCGGCGTGGGTACTAACGCAAAGACTGTCAAAGGTGACGGCTCTGAATATCTCACTGGCATTGTCTACATGACGCCTTGGAAGGTTATGGTGGATGGCAAGACATTCAACAGTTGTAGCATGGCCGAACAAGCGGGGTGTATTAAAGGTTGTTTGAATACAGCAGGACGTGGCGCTATGAACTGCGTACAGGCAGCACGACAGCGCAAAGCCGAATGGTTTTATCGTGATCGGGCAGGGTTCATGGCGCAACTCATGCAGGACATTGCCAAGTTTCAAAACTACTGTAACAAGCGTGGGATCCAACCTGTGATCCGCTTGAATGGTACGACAGATATTCGCTGGGAATTGATTAAGTTTGATGATGGGTCCAATATCTTTGACTTGTTCCCACGGGTGCAATTCTATGACTACACCAAGATAGCCAACCGCAATACGGATCACATACCAAACTATCATTTAACGTGGTCCTATTCTAATGCATCACCTAAATATGCTGCCATGATGTCTACAGCACTGGCACGGGGCATGAACGTGGCAACCGTATTTCGCAAGGCGTTTGACTATGCAAACACATGGATGGGTTTACCTGTAGTCAACGGCGATGCTGATGACCTGCGCATACTTGACCCGAAAGGCGGACATATCGTGGCACTGTATGCCAAGGGCAAGGCCAAGCGTGATACAAGCGGCTTCGTTGTAGACGTAGCATAAACAAGGATAAGACAAATGGAATATGATGATTTGATTGATACACTCGCAACACATGACGCAGAACAAATACGACGTCTTGTGGACAATGGAGAACCGCTTAGCACAACTGCGGCCGGGTTTGGTTACACGCCAAGCGAGGCGCAGAAATTGCTAGACCATGCTGCAAACAATCATCATATTCTTTTAGGGTGGTGGAAATGAAATTCTGGTCAACGATCAACCGTGAAGAAACTCAATTCGATGTGGACATGGGGCAAGATCCTGTCGGTGCAAAGATTGAGTGCACCGTGATGACAGGTGTTCACAAGGGTGAAACACGCATGTTCCCTTGGCTTAGTCTAAACACCCTATGGGAACAACAACAGGAATGCGACGATGAATGATGAACAAAAGAAAGAGATAGTCAAGAACGGTTTAGAGTTTGTGCACTGTGCAATTCAAGAGGCTCTGAACGGCAACATGGATGAACTTATGACAGCACTAGAGGTGCTAGAACTAATGAGAGAGGAATAACCATGACAACCAAACAAGACTTGATCAACCGAATTGACAGGCTGTCTAAGGACTATGACGCATTGATAGACAAGCACGGTTACGGGGCAAGGTCATCCTACGTGTCAGCCGATTTAGATACTCTTTCTTACCGCATTACCAAGGCAAGAGAACAGTTGGCTTTGTTAGACATAGAAAGCCCATGTGATGACTGGAACGGCAGCTATGGAAAGGGTCAGCTATGAATATGGAAAGATATTATGCACAGCTAGTAGGCTGTAAGATTGTGGACTTCAAGTTTGAGCAGGACGAAGATGCATATGCGGGTGACCTACCTTTTCCAGTGTTCACCATAGAACGTGACGATGGTGTACGTGTGATCCTAACCTTGTCTATGGATGAGGAAGGCAACGGCGGCGGCTTTGGTTTTATTGAGGGGGCAGAGTGATGAAGCTTACAGCAAACAACAAAGCGTCGTGGATTTTTAATATCTGGACGGCCTTGGAGGAATTGCAAGATATAAAAGTAATCGTTGACAACTGCGACCAACAACGATGGGATGACATCTGCACAGCTATGGCATGGATTGCAGAAGAATTAGAAGTAAATCAGGAGGACATTTAAGATGGGGCGCATTGTACTATCACTCTACGATTTCACAGGCGAGGCTCTTAAGCCATGGGCAGAGGCAGGCTATGAGTGCTACGCCTTCGACATTCAACACCCTGTAGAGGGACGCACAGAAGGGAACATACACTACCGCCATGCCGATCTGCATGACTTTAAGACACACAAGAAGTTGTTTATGGAGTTTAGCGGACGCAAGGTAGTCTTTGGCATGGCCTTCCCTGTCTGTACTGACATGGCTGTATCTGGGGCTGCCCACTTCAAGAAGAAAGCTGCAGTTGATCCACTCTTTCAAACCAAGGCAGTCACCCATGCAGTACTATGCGCTGACTTCTTTGAGGACTTTTGTGTACCTTACTTCATTGAAAACCCTGTCAGTGTCTTGGCTACTAAGTGGCGGAAACCTAACTACAACTTTCATCCCTACCAGTTTGGAGAATACTTAGATGACCACGAGGCTGTTCATCCACGTTGGCCTGACTACATTGCAGATCGTGATGCATACACAAAAAAGACGTGTCTATGGACAGGCGGAGGATTCCGTATGCCCTCTAAGCTACCTACCTGTAAACCTACAGGGTACAGCACACAACACCTTAAGCTTGGTGGCAAGTCACAACGAACCAAAGACATCCGATCAGCTACACCCCGTGGATTTGCCAAGGCAGTCTACGAATATAACGCCCAACAACTATCATAGGAGAAATACAAAATGAGAAATCAACATAACCTAATTTTGAAGCACCTTCGTAAGACCAAGGGTTTAACAGTTCGAGAGGCAATGGTGGAATACAGCATAAGCAGCTTGACTAAGCGAATCCAGGAATTGCGGAATAAAGGATACGACATTGTATCAACACGTAAGAGCCACCCTGTAACAGGGCAGAAGTATGTGCGCTACACACTGATGACGGAGGAATAAGATGAAAAAGTATTATGTAGGACTGACTATTCACAACACCTTTGTGGTGAAAGCCAGTGGTATAAAAGATGCAGAAGAAAAGGTGCGTAACCTATCCTTAGAGGACACCTTAGACGGTGCAGACTATGCAATCACTTATGTAGATGAACTGGAAGAGGAATAAAAATGTCCGTATCTGATGACATAGAGGTTCTGTTTGTAGAAATTAAATTACTGGAACTGGAAATCAAACGTAAGCGTAACCGAATAGAAACTTTGCGTAAGCAAGAGAAGGAAACATAAAATGGCAAACCTAACACTAATCAACCTAGAGACTATGCGGACAATCATTGAAAATGACGTAGAAATGTCCAGCTTTGACGTTCCAGACTTTTATGACATTGAACAAATACACTTCTACGCCCAACGCGCCGTGTTATATCAACAGGTAACTAAAATGATAACCTTGAAGAGAGAGGAAGACTAATGGACCCCCGCCGCGCAATTAAGATCTACTTAAACGGAACCAACCAGCTACGTTTTATTACGACAGTTTTTAGTGCAGACGAAGCTTTTCTTGTAAAAGAAAGATTGCAGAAAGAGAAAAAATGCGGACTTGTCTTTAAGTCTGTAAACAACAAAACACTTATGTGTTTCGATCATATGGGTAACTTAGACAAAGGCTCCTACAGACGCGCAACACGGAAAGAGAACACATGTCAGAATCAGTATCTTTAACCCTTATCTCACCGCTTACTTTACTCGCAATAGCCTACACTTACGGTTTTGTTTACATCTTATGCCAACACCTAAAGGAAGACCGTAGAAAAGCTAGGAAAGAGGATCTAGGAGAATGAAAAAGCGTCTACCCCTTAAACCTAATGCTAAAATAAAGGATGTGTTTGACTATTACTTAAACAGCCCGGAGTTCTGCAGGTTGAAGGCACAGACGCAGAAGGACTATGAAAATCACTTAATCAAAGCATCGCAAACTATCATAGGTGCCAAGAAACTAGGAGAGTACAACAACCAGCGACTAAACGTCAGAATGTGTACAGACGCTTATGAGCAATGGATTCAAGTAGGGGTACGAACAGCTAACTATCGCAAGGCAGCGTTCAGTAGTGCTTGGAAACATGCGATGCGTGATGATGTTATGGTCCACCATCCAATGCACGTTGTGAAGACAGTCGCCAACGAACCTAGACGAAAAACCTGGGCCAAGTCGGACGTCAAGTCTTTCTTGGATGTAGCTTACAGCGACTTTCGGTACAGAAGCATTGGACTAATCGTTCACATGTCTTATGAATGGGGCCAACGTGTAGGAGATATGAGGCTACTCAAATGGGAAAGCTTAGATTTGGAGAAGAGTGTTGTCTCGTTTACCCAGTCTAAACGTAATGCCTCTGTGATCCTACCTATTAGTCCTAACCTGTGTAAGATGTTACAGGTTCAAAAAGATACTTACGACTTTCAAGAGTACGTCACACCTCGAATAAAGGCCCAAGGAGGGGGTTTTTCTCCGTACAATAAGTACGAAGTTTCAAAGCTTATCAACGACTTACTAGACGAAGCTAATCTAGATCCTAACCTTACAGCTATGGATCTAAGACGAACAGCGGTGACTGAGATGTTGGAGGGTGGTGTTGACATGGCGGGTATCATGCAAGTAACAGGGCACAAGAACATTAACTCTGTGAAACCTTACATGGTCAACACATTGAGTGGTGCTTCAAAGGCTCTATCAGCGAGAGGTAATCAAGAAGATGATTAAAGGGAATAAACAAATGAATAAATTAGAAGCAACATACATTGACCACATGGGCAGCGACCTGTCCGTAGTTAACGCAGCACGGGTGAGCTTTGGCAAGAAGCATGACACCTTCCAAGACAAAGACACAGGGCTGGTCAAGTACCTAGCCAAGCATAAGCACATCAGTCCCTTCGGTCACTGCTTCGCATCCTTCCACGTCAAGGCACCTATCTTTGTAGCACGACAGCTTGTAAAGCATAAGTTCCTGCGCTGGAATGAGGTATCTAGGCGCTACGTGGATGATGAGCCTGAGTTCTATGTGCCAGCGCAATGGCGCGGACGTAGTGCTGACAAAAAACAAGGGTCAGATGGGGTAAGTCGTCCACCATCGCACCTTCGGCCATTGATGAAACAGGTCTTAGACCTCTACGAGCAGATGATCCGCGAAGGCGTTGCCCCAGAACAAGCCCGGGCGGTCCTCCCTCAATCCACTATGACTGAGTGGTATTGGTCCGGGTCACTAGATGCGTTTGCTGACATGTGTAACCTACGTTGTAAGCCTGACACACAAGCAGAGACACGGTTAGTAGCAGATGACATTAGCAAGAAGATGTCTGAACTATTCCCTGTGTCTTGGTCTGCTCTAATGGTCTGTAGATCATAAACCACTGATATGACCTGTAAGTCATACTACTGAGCAATTCGTGACAACCCTGATGAACAGATGATTGGAGAAACAGAATGACTAAACTTGAGGAACTAAAGGCTGCTGAAGCTGCTTATTATGCTGCTCGTGCTGCTTATTATGCTTCTCATGGTGCTCGTGCTGATGCTTATGCTGCTGCTCGTGCTGCTTATTATGCTGCTCGTGCTGCTTATTATGCTGCTCGTGCTGATGCTTATGCTGCTGAACTAAAGAAGTAAGGGGAGAAACAGAATGACTTGGCACTATCAACTGATGAGGCACACATACCCTGACGATGGGGTCTGGTATGCGGTACATGAGTTTTACGAACGTGATGGTTACACCGCCAACCCCGAAACAATCAGGGGTAGGGACATAGACGACATCAAGTGGATGCTAAAGCATGTGCTAGAGGACATTGAGAAATATGGAGTGAAAGACTATGAGTGACTACCGAGTAGACGTAGCCACTAAAGAAGAGTGGGCTGAACGAGCATGGAATGCAGAAGACAAACTTGCATTACTTTTAGATAACCTCCTTACATTGAAGACTTTGGTGGCGAAGTACGACAATCAGGACCACATCTACGCATACGTCAACGCTATGCTACAAGAGATAGAGGAGTACCACTAATGTTCACAGTAGAGATGGACACAGACAAAGGGGAGAGTGTAACAGTAACTACCCTAGATTCCTCAGGAAAGTATGACGACGTTAGGCTAGTGATCTTTGATGATGTAGTATTTTTATCACAGCAGGACGATCACGATATGTTACATACTGTAATATTCTCTCCTCAACAGTTGCATGACCTTACAGTGGCAATGCAGTCTACTGCAGGATCGTACATCATTCAAGAAGAAAGTTACTGATATGCCTTTAGAGTACTTACCTACATTTATAATTTACCTTCTAGGGGTTGCCTTATACTTATCTATCCTTGAACAGCTTGAAGAAAATTCAAACAGTTACTCTGTATTATTTACAGCCTTTCTCTGGCCTTACATTGCAGTAAGAGTGATCCTATATGAGATTTTCGGTACAGAGGAAGGTGATGAGTGACATATTCTATAGAATACGAAAACAAGAAACACAGGCCATGTACAAAGTGCGGCAGTAGTGACGGAGCCTATCCTTATAAGGATGGTGTGTTCTGCCATGTCTGCCAGACTAAAACATTTACAGATGAAGAGGATGAGGAAATGATGCAACCCCTAGCAGCAGTTAAGGCACTACCCCCCATTACAGGATCTGCTACGGCAATACCTTCAAGGGGTTTAGTTAAAGCGGTCTCCGAAAAGTATAAGGCACTTACTTCAGGAGATGAGGTCAAACTTATCTACACTCTGGAAGGTAAACCAGTAGGTTTTAAGCAGAGAGGTCTTAAAGAAAAGACGTTTAAGTTTAACGGGAATGCACAGGCTGACCTGTTTGGGCAAGACGCCTTCAGTAAAGGTGGTAAATCTGTCACAATCACTGAAGGGGAGTTTGATGCAATGGCTGCGTACCAGATGATGTTCATGTCTGAACCCTGCGTATCCGTTATCAACGGCGCAGCAGGTGCAGTAAAAGATTGTAAGCGCAACTATGAATGGTTGGACAGCTTCGACAAGATTAACATTTGCTTTGACAGCGACAAACCAGGGCAGGAAGCTGCATTAGCAGTAGCTGAATTGTTTGATCCTCGTAAAGTTCGTTTAGTCAAGATGACCTTGAACGATCCCAATGACTACATCACGCAAGGTCGTGAGAGAGAGTTCATAGACAGCCACCGCAAGGCTGGTCCCTTTACTCCTGATGGTATCCTGTCAGGGACAGACATGTATGATCTGGTTGCAACACCGCCTAACTATGAGTCAGTGCCGTACCCTTTTGATGGTCTTAACGATATGACCAAAGGTATGCGAACAGGTGAACTTATCACAGTCGTGGCTGGTACAGGTGTAGGTAAGACACAGGTGATGCGTGAAGTACTATACAGTCTTATCCAAAAGGATAGTGGCAATGTCGGTACGTTGTTCCTTGAAGAACCTACACGTGACACAGGACTAGGTGTCATGTCTATTCACGCAGACAAGAAGCTTCACGTACCTGACATCGTTTACTCTAAGGAAGAGTTTGATGATGCCTACAACAATACCTTGGGTACAGGCCGTGTGTTCTTATACGATAGTTTTGGCAGCAACACAGTTGATCGTATTGTTTCTATGGTTCGTTACTTAGCCCGATCATGTGAGTGTAAATTCATTATCTTGGATCACATCAGTATTGTTGTTAGTGACCACGCAAAGGATGAACGCAAGGCCCTAGATGAGATCGTCACTAAATTAAAGACCCTGACTATTGAACTAGACATATGCCTGTTGATGGTGTCACACTTAAGCAGAGATAAAAGTAAGAAGTCTCCTGAAGAGGGTGGTAACATTAACCTGCAAGACATTCGTGGCAGCGCAGGTATTGCTCAACTTTCTAACATTATCCTCGCTCTAGAACGTAACACACAGGCAGAGGATGAGATTGAACGTAACACCACGAAAGTAAGAGTGGTCAAAAATAGGTTCACAGGCGAAACCGGGGTTGCTGATAGTCTCTTATATAGTAAACACACAGGGCGGTTAAAAAGCTACGGAGGATAATGTGAGAGTTATAGCAGGGCCATGTCAACATGAAACACTAACTCAATCTTCTGAGATTGCCGAAGAGTGCAAACGTGTGTGTGAAAAATACGATGTTGCGTATTACTTTAAGACCAGCTTTGATAAAGCTAACCGTACATCAAATGATGGTGAACGTGGCGTGGGCTTAGAGAACACTATGAGGGCCATCCAGACAATTAAAGATGTCTATAATGTGTCTACAGTAACTGACGTACACAGTACGAATGATATCGGTAAGATTATGCAGGGCTGGAGGGGATGTGTTGATGTACTACAAATTCCTGCGTTCCTGTGCCGTCAGACTGACCTTATCAAAGCGGCTTGTGCGACTGGCAAAATTGTCAACATTAAGAAGGGTCAGTTTCTTGCGCCATGGGATGTTAAAGGTGTTCTTAGTAAAACGTCCGCTGCAAAACAAGTATGGATAACAGAGAGAGGAACTTCTTTTGGTTACAATAACCTTGTGGTCGATTTTAATGGCATTCAGTACATGATTGATAACTTTAGGGTACCAATCGTATTTGATGCGACCCACTCGGTCCAGCGACCTAGCGGACTCGGCGCTTCGTCTGGTGGTAATCGTGACTATGTTGGAGGTCTTGCACGTGCTGCCGCTGCCGTGGGTGTTACTAATTTCTTCCTAGAGGTACACGCTGACCCCGACAAAGCGCCCAGTGACGGCCCTAATATGCTTTACTTAAAGGACTTTGAGGACACGGTTAAGCAAATTAAAGTAGTCAGTGACGCTATTAAAGGATACGGTTAGTTGTGAAGACAGCAATACTAATACCCGCAAGGTATGGTAGTGAAAGGTTTATGGGAAAGCCCTTATGTAAACTTGGCGATAAAACTATGATTGAGCAAGTATACGCAGCCTGTAGAGTGGGTGGTCTTGACACCTATGTGTTAACAGACGACCTTCGTATCTTTAACATATTTAGCCCACAGCATTGTTGGATAGATGAAACGGTGTATGAAAACGGCACTGAACGCTGTGCGGGTGCTATTAAGAATGACTTCTTTAAGAAGTATGATAGGTTTATCAATGTCCAAGGAGACATGCCAGATGTGACTCTTGATATGATTGAGAAAACAGAATGGCATCTCAACAACTATAGTGTGACCACCATGGCTACCACTATGCCAGAAGAACAACAGAATGATCCTAATACAGTTAAGTTAGTTAGGGCTGGTGATAAGTGTTTGTGGTTTGGTAGAGGCATGACAGGTTATGGTGACTGGCATCTTGGCATATATGGGTACAGACGCAAGGCACTTGCTAATTACCCAACACTAGGACAGAGCACCGAAGAAAAAGTAGAAAAGTTAGAGCAGCTAAGATGGCTCACGCATGGTTGGGATATTGGTGTTCTAAAATGTGTGTTTGATGGTATTGAAATTAACACACCCGAAGATGCAGAGAAATGGAATACTAAACGGAGGATAGTGTGAAAGTTGTATTTGATATTGAAACAGACGGACTAGATCCGACAGTAATTCATTTGCTGGTGGCTAAACAGGTCGGTGTCGAAGGCAATTATGTGATCCGCAGCCCTAAAGCTTTTGCTAAGTTTGCGGAGGGTGTCACTGAGTGGATTGCTCAGAACGGTATTGGTTTTGACATCCCCGTCATTGAGAAGTTGTGGGGCTACAAGATCCCTCTATCTAAGACTACCGACACGCTTGTACTATCACGTCTATTTGATCCTCAACGTAAAGGTGGTCACTCTTTGAAAGTATGGGGCGAACGTCTTGGAGACTTCAAGGACGATTTCTCTGACTGGTCTGCCTACTCAGAAGAGATGAAAGAGTATTGCAAACAGGACGTACACTTGACTGAATTAGTCTATGAACACCTGATGAAGGAAGGTTCTAAGTTCAGCAGGAAGAGTATCCGTTTGGAACACGCGGTACACTTTATCATGTGTGAGCAGGAGAAGAATGGTTTTGAGATCGACCTAGAACTTGCTCAGGAGATCTACACTGTCTGTCTAAAAGAGACACAAAGGATTGAAGCTGAGATTAAAGAGTTCATGGTACCTATCCCTGTTCCAGTAAGAGAGGTGGTTTTACGTTTCAAAAAGGATGGAACGATTCACACTACACAGCTTCTTGAAGGTCAGACCGTCTGGGGTGATTACACTAAGATTGCTTGGGAAGAGTTTAACTTAGGTTCTCCTAAACAAATCAACAAGCGTTTAGATCGTCTTGGTTGGAAACCCTTTGTTAAAACTAAGTCAGGCGACAGTTACAAAGTATGTCCTGAGAACCTAGCCACGATCCCTGACGATGCACCCCAAGCAGTTAAAGGCCTCAAGGCATGGAAGGTACTTGAGACACGCTGGAAGCTGGCTCAGGAGTGGATAGAGAAATCACAGGGGGATGGCAGGGTACATGGTACAGTGATCACTACAGGGGCTGTCACACACCGTGCTGCACATCGTGGGCCTAACATGGCTAACATCCCATCAGTACCTCACGGTAAGGATGGTATCCTGTGGAAGATGGATGGTATGTACGCAGCTGAGTGTCGTCAGGTGTTCAAGGTTCCTGAGGGTAAGCTTCTAGTAGGTACGGATGCAGCAGGTATCCAGCTACGTGTACTCGCCCATTACATGAATGATCCTTTGTACACTGAACAGGTTATTGATGGTGACATCCACACGTTTAATATGAAAGCACTAGGTCGATACTGTAAGGACAGGCCTACTGCTAAGACATTCATCTACGCCTTCTTACTAGGCGCAGGTGTAGGGAAGATTGCAGAGATACTTGATTGCAGCCCAGCACAGGCAAACATATCTATGCAAAACTTCTATGAGGCGTTGCCTACTCTTAAACAACTAAAGAGCGAGGCTTCACGCGCTGCTAGTATGGGATGGATGAAAGGTCTTGACGGACGCATCTTGAAAATTGGCAGTGATCACCTTGCCTTGTCTGTTTACCTACAGGGTGGAGAGACAGTTCTCATGCGTATTGCTAATGTTTTCTGGCAGAACCAGGCCAAGAAAGAAAGCATTAACTTTAAGCAGTGTGCTTGGGTACATGACGAATGGCAGACGGAAGTAGATGCTGATCAAGCTGAAAGGCTTGGTGAGATACAGGTACAGTCTATCATAGACGCT